AAATAAGTATAGTTCTTAAAGTCTAACCCCTCAGAGGAGTTGTATCGATGGCATTACTAGTCCCTAATATTGGTGAAATTGAGTCACTCAGGTATCTGATAGCGCAAAATAATTTCGTTGCAGATCTAGAAGATAACTCACCTAGAAACCTTGTATTGAAACTCTTTACAAGTAACACCAACCCAGCTGAAGGGGACGTTCCCTCTGCAACTGCTTACTTTGAACCGTATATTGACGGTAACGTAAATGGTTACGGAACTACCGCAAACACTGGATATCCAGTTTGCGTTAACAACAGGGGCGACCAAGATTACAACCAGCAGTACGGAATTCTGCTAAACGGATCGAGATGGGTTATTAAGAACGTTGGTAGTGGTACAACTGCTACATACCCAGAACAGACTTTCACATTCACGGGACCTGCTGGTAACATCTACGGATATTATGTTACTCGTGCAAACAACATGCCTGTCGCAGTACAAGGTGTTGTTCATTCCGCTAGTGTCGGCATCGGAACTACAGTTACTAAGGGTAACAACACAGACCCATGTATTGGGGTTGTTGGTAACTCTTACATCACTATTGACCCACAGGTTAGTATCAATGATCTAACTCTTGGTCAGTATGTTGCAGGTAACGCAGGTATTCAGACTGGAACTCGAATTATTGGTATTGATAGGTCGCTACAGGTCGTGTATCTGGATAAGGCACTTGTTGATAACATTCAGGTTGCTACTGACCCAAGTATTACATTTAGTTTCGGTAAGATTTCTATTACTAACCACGGTCTGAAGAATGGTGACATTCTTTATGTCAACTCTGGTGCTGGTAATACAACTCTTGAGTCTAATGTTTATACTATCTTCGATGTACCTAATGCAGACGAGTTTGTAACAACTCCTGCAATGACTGCTACATCTAACGGTGTATTGGGACTTAATACTGCGACTCTCTACAGTTCAATCATGTACGCTGAGAGATTCACAAACGGACCTTACAACATTCAGAACAACGGTGACCAAATCAAGATTACCTTGAACGTCGCACTCGACTAAGAAACAGACTAAATATTCAATATGTGGGGTTTGCTTTATATCTAAGCAGACCCTTTTTAATTATAGGAGGTAGTTCTTGACCGTATTCGTATATGACAATACGAAGATAGATGAATTCGTTGGAATAGATCAAGGTTCGATCTTGACTTCTTCTTCGGAGAATATCGACTATGGCGATATAAATCAAACAGCGGTTATTGAACGAGACGCAAATTATTTTAATGTAGATTATTGGGGTGAGATCAGATGGCTTGGTGATATAGTACCATTCGGCCCAATAAATGTAGTAGATGGAAGAGATGAGTTCGGTAGATCTAGATCTCAGGTCATCTTCCCAGCAGATAACACAGTATTATTCGACGTAGGTGCTGCGGCACTGACCAATCCTGTTAGACCTTGGATTGGTTCTGGTACAATATTCGAGATTGGTCATGGACTGGAAAGACTGGTTATACCAGATCTTGGAGCGGCTGGACCAGTTATCTTCAACACCACTGGTGTTGTTGATGAGTCATATTCAAAAGCGAATTATAAAGGCAACGGTGTTGGTCTGCAAATTAGCCAAACCGCAGCCACAGAATTAGATCAAGTTTATCCGTGGGATGGAACAGGTACGTTTAATGTATCTGGAGGAACAACAACTCCTGACCACGAAAGTTACCTCCCAGTAATTAAAAACGCTGCGAAGATTAAGGGTGGTAATAGAAGAAATTATCAGATTGATAGAGTAATATTTGATTATTCTCGTGACCCAAGAGAGACTTGGACACAGGATAATTACGGTTCAGTAACTACAAGACAAGGTTCTACATTTGGTAGTACATCACTATCATTTGATGATACTATTGAAGATGCTCTTGCTAAGGAAGTATCATTCAGTGATACTTCAGTAATAACTGGAGATAATTACGGTTTAATAACAGATACACCAACATCCTTCAGAGACGATGGTGTAATAGAAAGGAAGTTTGGTGGTCAGATATCTCTACATGAGTATCAGGCTTATGGTGTTGGTGCTGTTGAATCCAGACCATTCTTCTTCAATGGTTCAGGAAGTATATTCAAACTTGCTGAAGCAACCGATGTTGCTCAGACACCAGTTGTTACTGGTTCTGGTACTATTAATGTTTCTGGAACCAACTGGTTCAGTCAGGCTCCACAAAGTACAGTATTTGGTGTTGGTGATACCGTTACTGTATCTGGTAGTGCAGATGAGAGGTTCGTTCCTCAGACTCCAGAAGGTACAGTACTCTACAGTGTAACTGGTAACGCTGATACTGCAAGATCTAGAATTACTACTGGATCTAGAAATCCATTCAGGATTACTGGATCTGTATCCGATATTAGTATTGTTACTGGTAGTGGTGATAAGTCTAATACCGTACTCTACAGTATTAGTGGTGGATATACCGATCTTAAGGCCGTTAAGGCAGATGGTAATATAAACCTCTTCGATATTACTGGAGGAATGACACAGGGCAAACCTGTATTCACTCCTTCTTGGTTCTCTCCTCTTGGAGATCAGGTTACAGAAGAACTGGATTGGGGTCAAATTGTTGCGACTCCAACTCAGCCTGCGGAAGATTGGGAAGTCATCAGGACAAACGACGAGACTATTCCAAAATCAGCAGAGAATTGGGGATATCTCCTTCCAGACTTCAACTGGGCTCAACTTGGAGGACAACATTATCCAAATCTGGATTCTCTCTCAACAGGAGAATCTTCTTGGATCAGACAGACTTCTGCTATTACAGAGACTGCGACATTCCTCCTTTCAGAGGATCCAGATGTTGCAGCTGCACTTGCTTGGGAATCTTCTGGAAAATCTGGTATTGCTACACACAATGCTGGTATATTCATATCTGGAGAACTCTGGTTATCACAGGCTCCACAACACACAGTATTCGGTGAAGAAGGTCAATTTACCATCAGTAGTACTGGTAATGAGTCTATCACTCCTTGGATTCCTGAAGGAAGTGGATCACTCTTTACTCTTGGTGGATCTGCTGAGGCTACTACTAAGGCACACCTACAAGGTGATTATCAGTACATTGGTGGTACTGCTGGTCAGGTCTTTAGTCCTGCTGTGCCAGGTACTGGTTCTATTACCCTCAGTCAGGGTAGAGAGCCAGGTCAGACATACAGTAGAATCATTGATACACCAGAGTTGGCCTTTGGTGGAACCTTCAATATGGTTGGTCAGGCTCTCAGTCAGGCCTTCTTCGCATATAATACTTCCTCACTATTCGTTGGTCAGACCAATGAGGATTACGGTAATATTACTAATGATCCAGCCTTCGGTTGGGATCTCAATCAACTTGGTCAGGCTTCTGGTACTGAGACATTCGATGATGAGACTAACAAATATGACCAAGATGTTCTCTTCAGTAGTGGAGGTCTAACATACGACCAAGGATCTGGTGGTGTTACAGTTCTACCTTCCTTTGATAAGACTAATAGTTACTCTAGTGATCTTTCTACAACTGTTGTATCTCAGTCTTGGGGTATTCTTGGAGAACAACAGCTTGAACCTAGAGCTGACGCTCAATATACTCAAGAGACTCCACACTTCACTGGATTCAAACATCAGAGTGAGGGTACTAGGAACGGACTTGAAGACTTTGGTTGGGTTAATGAGACTGCACCAACAGCGAACAGGTATCCATTCGAGACTCCAATCAAGATTGTTGATGCTTCTCCTCCTGCCAAGACTCAGTGGATTCCGAAGTATCACGGTTCTGGAACACTTATTGTTACTGGTCTTTCTACAGCTCCTGTTAGAGTTGCTGTTGCAAGTAGTAATACAACACTATTCGACTTCCAAGGTACAACTGCACCAGAGAAGTTTATTGCTCAGACTCCAGAGAATACTGTTCTTTACGATACCTCTGGTCTTCTTGTCGAAAGAACCACCAAGGATTGGGTTGGTCTTGGAACCATCACCCTCCAAAAACATCAGGGTGTTGGATTTACCACTTACAGAAGAATCATCTTCCCACCATCAAGTGGTATTACAACTATCAGTGGTGCTTCAGTCGAGAAATGGAGTGGAGATCCTCCAGAAGGAACATACCTTCACATCTTCGACAATGGCCCGATTTACGAGAAGGTTACTCTCGCAGCTCAGGCACAGAAGGTTACTACAAGACTCTACGGTACTCTGGAACATCCAGATATCGACTTCACACCCCATTATGGTATCGAAAGAAACATCGGTATCGAGACTGGAATTACATTATCGCCTGGTGGTGGTACGGACAGAACTACTGGTATTACAACTTCCAGCTTTATTCCGAACTATCCAGGCGGTCAATCTGCTCTTGATGGACAAGGTGGAAAGACTCACGAAGTTATCAAGATCGATGGTCGTTCGATCTCCAGAACCAACGCTCCTATCAGTACTCACGGTGTTATCTACATTCTGGGTATTGGTACTGCTGGAAACGGTGTTGGAGGCCCAGACGAGAAAGGAGATCTCGATGGAGTCGAATTTGGTGCAAAAGAACGCTTTATACCTGCAACCGAATACGGTTTCGGGTCGATCATGTTCGACTTTACTGGAACGGCTCCATCCAGAGTCATTCAGGTATTTGGTTATTATGGAGACGACAGAGATCCAGGCGCTGGTACAACTGGTCAAATCAGTATCAGGAACGAAGGTTCAGTTGGCTCTTCCGAGAAACTTACTGTTCAGGAAGTCGGAATATCCACTTACAACTTCAGTGGTGCATACTCAGATTTCAAATCTACATTTACAGAAGTTGGATCTGGATCTCTATACTCCATCGGTGGATCTTCAGAGAACGTTGCAGCTGCAGAACTTGTTGCTGGAACTTCCATATTCAATGGAACTGCACAAGAATCCTTCATTGCTCAGACTCCAGAGAATACTGCAACGCTTACACTCTCTGGAACTGGAGATGCCTTCCGTCAGCGTATATGGGTTGGTACTGGAAATATCTCTCTCAGCAACAACATCAAGGTTGTTACTGGAATCAGAATTTCCTTGGCTGGAAATGGTTCTCTATTCGGATTCGGTGCTGCTGCAGAAGCAATTCCATATCAAGGATTTGCAAGTTCTGTTCTTGTCGATTTTGTTGGAGAGGCAGAAACAAGAGAGATCGCAGTTTATCAGGATCACGTTACATCTGGTATTCTTACATTCTCTGGTGCTCTTTCGCATCCACTCATCGACTTCACTCCTGCTCCAAAGGGATC